GCAAAGCCTAATGGAAAGAGTAAACATGGTTTTCAGAAGTGGCACAAGTATTGCGAAGACTGTGCTAAGTCAATGTACAACGGTAGATTCAAGCATTTACAGCATAAGAAAAATGAATGTGAAGAATGTAGTTTTGTTCCTGAGGATCGTATTCAACTTGATTTAGTATATGTAGATGGAAACAAGAAGAACAAAAAGAAAAATAATCTATTGACATTGTGTGCTAACTGTGCTAGACTGTATAATAAGAAGTTGCGTACTGGTAAGAAGTCAATAATGAATGCTACAGTAGACGGTGATACTAGGATATCTTGATCCGCTTTCTACCACCCAATGCCCAACCATCTGATAACCATTGGTCAAGTGCATCACGCTTCACTTTCTTCTCAGCACCATCTTTGTTTATGGATACATTACCGATGTTAGCTTGACGAACTTTATCTCCGTGACCTGAATGTTTCTTAATACCCTTGCCACCTGCACTGATAGCAGATTTGTGTTCTTCTGTCATCGGACCTTTAGCAATCCCTTTTTTAGCTAATGACATTTTTTCTTTAGTTTCAATAGAGCGTTTTTGCCCAGTCACTTTAGCGATTCGGATGGCCTGCGCGGCGGCTACTGTTTCAGGTGAAGGTTTCCTTCTATTTCTAGTACGCTCTAAATGAACTTCTAGTTCATCCCCTTCTAATTTTCTGCCTTTATTCCAAGGTTCTTTTCCCTTCATTCGTTCTGAATGGTTTTTGGCATGTTCTATTCTATATCGTTCATATACTCTTGAAGTTATAGCAGATGAATAGCGTTGCTGATACTTGTTTTCTGCCTTCATCCCTTGCAGTGCATAAAGCATCTTCCCACGATGTTCACCCTCTGTCATCTTAATTAGAAGCCAATGGCAGATGAAGTGTTCTCTTGCGGTTAAGTCTACTAGATTATCTTTGTCATTAGAACCACCTAAGGATTGTGGAATGATATGATGGCGCTCGGTGTATTCATTTAATACACGGCCCTTGGCTCGGTTAGTGAGCAAGTTATAGTATTTGGTATATTTGTTTTCTTTGAACATATTAGTATTTAGTCCAAAGTTTGACTTTTCAATAATAATAATACCATAAGAAAAGGGGACCGAAGCCCCCTTTTCCAATTTGTTCTTACGAACCAATAATTTCTTATTGGAAGGTGAGGTTCTGTACCGCAATTTCTCCGACGTAATCGGCAGCATTACCAAACGAACTCGCGGTGTTCGTCAATTCGATGTAACCATAACGTGTCATGAATGATACGACCGGTTCGAATGTTGACGGATCAAGAACAACGCCTGAAGACATCAACGGAATGTATGGGCAGTAGAATGCTGCTGCATCAGTTTCCGATGAACCCTTGTATCCAACAAGTACTGGCTGAGTGTCTGGTGCATATGAGTTAACAAATACACGCATTGCACCGTTAAGAGTACCAACGAACTTAGTGTTAGTTGGAGCTTCGAAAGTGCCTTCAGTTGTACGAGCGAATGCTGAAGTTGTAGCTGACTGTAGAACAGTAAGTGAAGCTGGTGAAACAACAGCCCAGTTACCTGCACCACGACGAGTACGCTGTGCAATCAAGTTTGCAACGCGGTTGATAAGAACAGCTAGAGCAGCATGTTCGTCACCAACGTAAGTAGCAGTACCTGAAACAGTTGCTTGGTTGAATGTGTATTCAGTTGAAGCAAGAGTTGCAAGTGAAAGCAAGATTTCCTGATCGATTTCAGCAGTAATTTCTTGTGCAAGAGCAGCCATAATTTCTGCTTCTACGTCGATACCATGCTGTGACTGAGCGTCCTGAGCAGCTTCGAAAGTCCAACGAGCTTGTAGCTTACGTGACTTGGCTTCAACAGCCTGACGAAGAATCTGAACAGAAATCTGCTTACCACCATTACCTTCTAGAGCCGCTGTATCAGCGCCTGTGTAGAAGCTAGTGTCGGTTGCATCAAGCGGTACTCGTGAGTATGCCTGTGCAATCTTGAATGGTGAAAGTGCTTCTTCACCAGCAGTTACCGAAGTTGCTGCTGCTGAGTTGTCAGTCAATGAGTTTGCGTAACGCACACGTAGAGTGTGAATCTGACCAACTGGGCCAGTCATTGGCTGAACACCAACTAGTTCGTTAGCGATAACAGTTGGCATAACACGACGAATTACCGGAAGGATAACACGGTTTAGTGTTGCAATGTTACCGGCAGTTGTAGTTCCGGCTGAACTTTCAGCAAGAAGCTGCTTCTTGGTATTTTCAAGCAATACGTTCATTGTTGAACGACGATTGCCCTTTAAGCCTTCAAGCAGGGCGTCTTTTGTTTCGCCCCAACGGCTTTCTAAGAGTACTTTTGACATTATATTATTCTCCTAAATTATGTCGGTTTTTATTATAGCCCTGCTAATCGCTTGAGGTCGATCACATTATCTGTTTCTGTGATATCGACTTCTACGGTCTTTTTGGCAGTTTTATCACCAGTTGCTTCTGCAATAATAGATTCAGTTAGTGCCTTTTTCTTAGGGGCAATCTCTGAGCCAGTATTGAGAACGGCTGGTAGATACTTGTTGAAAGCGTTTTCTAGCTTTGCTGTCTGTACGCTTTCTAGTAATGCTCCCATTACTTCGGCTTTCTCAGTGTTAAGTGTTGACAATAGTTGACCCATTGTCTTCTCACGCTGCGAAGATTCCTTAATAATGCGAACTTCACGGTCTTTCGATTCTACAATCTTAGCTGCTTGTGCTAGCTTTGATGTAGCTTCGGCAAGTTGTCTTTCCTTAGAAGCAAGAACATTCATTACTTTGCGAGTTTCTGCTTTATCATTTAGATAAGTTACAGAGAATTCACTTGCAAAGCTTTCGAAAATCTTACGTCCAAAGTTATTTTGTCTTGCAATCTTGATATCTTCTTTAAGCTGTGATAGTTCACCCTTAAGTTGACCTGCGACTGCTGAGCTAAGCTTCTTGGCACTTTCAGCAATGAATTTTGCTTTGAGTGCTTCAAGCTGCTTACGACCTTCTGCAACCAACTTAACCTTAGCTTCGACTACTGCTTGTCTATCTTGTGAGAATTCTTTAATTTCTCTTGATAGGGCGTGAACAACGAATTGCTCTAGCTTCTGCTGATTTTCCATCTGTACCTTACGATCTGAACGTAATTCACGGATTTCTTCGGCTAACTTAGTGACCATAAAGTCGTTGAACTTAGCTGCATTTTCACGAAGCTTAAGCTTCGCTTGAACACGGTCTTCGTTCATCGCTTTTCTCTCGTCTACAAATTCACGAATTTCGTCTGAGAGATTTTCAGCCATCATCTTGTCAAGGGCTTCAACCATCACGCTACGATCATGTTCATAACGTTGTGCAAATTCCTCATGGAGTTCTGCACGTACTTTTTGGCGAGCTTCATTCAACTTAGTTTCCCAGGCTTCATTTAACTGCTGCCCGATATCTTCGTTGATGAGACCACTTTCAAGTAATGGCTTGATAGCATCTAACATTTTATTTGATTCCTTTTATAATTTAAGTTCATTGATGAGACGCTTTACTTCCTCACCAAGGAATCGTTGTACTTTTTTGTCACCCTGTACTTCCTTAGCAATCTCTAACATTTTATGTCCGTGCTTCATGTTCATGAGACTTTCATAAATTGCTTTGGGATATGCGTTCGGTGCGCTAGGTTGGGCGACGATATCGACAGTGATAATTTCAAAATCACTGACTTTACCATCCATGTCGTTTACATTACCTGATCCACGACTGGATACACCTAGCTTTACTCCTGACTCCAACATAGTTCTTACTAGTTGACCCATTGGAGTAGGAAGAATTTTTAGTTTGCCAAAACCGTTGGCCCCGTCCATCCACATGCTTGTAATCATGTGTGATACACGGTCTAAATTGATTTTAAGATCATCGGGATGGTCGACTTCACCGAGAACGGAGTAGCCTTCTGAGATTTGCTTGTTTAGAGTATCTACCGCAGTTTCAATTTCATTGACGGGGTAAACACGCTCATTTGCGTTTTTTACCCCGCCCTGAATGAAAATCCCCTTCATATAGAGGGTCTTAAAATCGGCGCCCTCTTCACGAATAGATTCGACCACCATGCCTGCGCGGTCGAACGTTAGATTTTCTCTGAGATACAAAGCCATTTCTCTCAGATTCCCTTAGCGAATTGGTCTACGTGCTGGTCTACGTGATTCAGCAACTGGGCTTCTTGTGTGCGCGCCATCGTCACCGTGCTTTGGCTTAGGAGCTGCTTCGCCCTTGTCCTTGAAGTTGTCCTTACCTGGAGCATTCTTGAAGTTGCCTGCACCCTTTACAGATGTTTCACCCTTTGAGTAGAAATTGCTTGGAGCCTTAGGAGCAGTAGGAACTGCTTCATCGTGACCGCTGAACTTTACTGGGTTGCTGTCCATGCCAGCCTGACCTGAGTTCTGTAGGCTCGGGCTTCTTGTCTGTACGCCATTGTCGCCATGAGTTACAGAAACTTTCTTAAGCTGAACAGCTTCCATCATTGCTTCTTCGTCTTCTTCGCCGTCGAAGTCCATTTCGTCGCCGTCCATGTCGCCTTCTTCGCCGCCGAAGTCCATGTCATCGCCTGCGTCTGCGCCGCCGCCCATGATGTCTTCAAATTCAGCCATCAACTGGTCTAGCTTGTCTTCGATGCGGATTACAGCATCTTCAACTTCATCGCCGCCTTCTAGGTCTTCGCCGTCTTCGTCGCTTCCGAATTCTACTTCTTCATCACCAAAGTCGATGTCTTCTTCTTCATCTTCGGTCATGCCTTCTTCTTCTGCGTTAATTTCGTCAAGTAGATCACCTACTTGTCCGCCCATGCCGCCGTCTTCACCTTCTTCAAGTGAATCGTCGTCCATGTCCATGTCATCTTCAGCCAAGATTGACTCAAAGATTTCGCGGGATTTTTCAACACAAATTTCGTGGAATAGCTCGTTAGCTCTTTCGTTGTCCTCATTGATTACGAGGTCAATTAACTTTTCAAATTTCTTAATGTCCATTAGATTTTCTCCTGAATAGA